GGGCCGCTGAGGAGATGAAGATGAACGCTAAGACGTATACAGATATAGGAAGTCTTAGAAACTTCCTGGGAGAATGGAAAAGCCCATTTTCCCCAAGATACGGCTCGGATTTTGACGATTATGTTAGGAGCAAGCAGTATTTCGGTTATAAGTTTGCAACCTGGACGACGAGCAAGGGCTTAAAAGCCGTGCTGATTGAGGACTCCGCACAACATGAATTGGCGATTACGCTCGTTGATGCAAAAACGGAATTTCCACGCGACGTCGAGGATTCCGTCCGCTTTGCTTGCGGGCTATGCGGGATCACTTTTTAAGCCATGATCAGCCCACCCGCCGCCCTCCGGGGCGGCATTGAGGAGAAAAACCATGTTTTGCAATGCCCAAATTTTTTGCATTCGGCCCGATGAGGTCGAAAAAAGGACCGCCGCGCTGAAGGCGGTGGCTGGACAAGACCTTCCTTTCCGGGAAGAAGCCACGGGCGTAGTAGCGGTATCCGGGCAGGGAGACGGGGAAACGCCCATGGAGGCGATCCACGCTGCTGTTTTCTGCGGAGCCATCGGCCAGCCCGACGACTGGCGAGCGGTGAACGTGACCGCCGCTAATAACCCCAAATACGTCTTTGCAGATGTATTGGTATGGTAAGCCCTGCCGCCGTCCTCCGGGCCATGCGCCCGGTGTGCTCTTACACCTGCGCCGTGTGTGGGCGCGGGTTTACCGCCTCCGACGCGCGAGCGCGGTATTGTTCCAATCGTTGCCGCCAGGCCGCGAAGTACGCGCGGCAAAAGGCGGCGAAAGGAGAAGGAAGATGACTATTTTACGTTCCGTTGTTCTGCGTTCAGCCGCCGATGCGGCTGCGGCTGGTCTGTCCTGGCGTTTCGTGCAGGATGGCGAGGGGTACGGGATTTTTGGAGAGGACGGGAATGTCCTCACCGTTCATTATGATGACGATGGGGAGCCGGACGGCTGGGAGTGGGACGCATAATCCCCCCCCTCCCCCTCCCCACTAACCCGCCTCTCGGCGGGTTTTTTGTGTCCGCAAGAGATTGACAAGCAGGGAAAATAGGTATAAGTAAGTATTTCTATAGTGGTTTATACCTATATCATATGAGTGAAATATATAAATACTTTTTGGTACATAGTGATTTATGAGTAGTGAAGAAACTAGGTCAAAACTAAGCGGAGCGGGGCGAGATCAGAAAGGCAGATTGGTCCCTGGACATACCCTCTCTGTTGGCAACAAGGGCGGTCGCCCGCCTGTGATTCGCCATATCCGCGAACTGGCCCGCGAACAGACCGAGCCGGCCTTTGCTGCTCTGCTATCTATTGCTCTCCGAGGCGAATCGGAATCGGCGCGAGTCGCGGCGATTAAAGAGTTGTTAGATCGCGGCTGGGGGAAATCCGCGCAACCTTTGACTGGAGCCGATCTGGGGCCAATCGAATTTCGACGTGCCAAAGATTTAACTGATGACCAACTCGCTGCAATCGTCGATGGATCGCTAAGCATTACCGACAATGATCTCGCTGCAATCGTTGCCGAATAGATCAGACGGGCACCCGCTGACTCGCGCTGAAGCAGCGCGAGAATTGCTGGATCGTCGCGGCGCGCAAGCGAAAATGATTGCCTATCTGCAATACCTGGACATCGGCTATGAGCCGGCGCGACATCATCGCCTTGTCATCGAATACCTGGAGGCCGTTGCACGTCGAGACATTCCACGGCTGATGGTTTTTCTACCGCCCGGTTCGGCGAAATCTACATATGTCAGCATGATATTCCCCGCTTGGTATTTGGGTAAAAATCCGACTCATAATGTGATCGGCGCGAGCCATTCTACCGAACTAGCTGAACGATTTGGCCGGCGCGTGCGCGGCTTGTACTCAACGCTAGAGCATCAGCGGGTGTTTCAGCATACGGTATCTAAAGAATCGGCGGCGGCTGGGCGTTGGAGCACAACAGCTGGAGGCGAGTATTTCGCGGCTGGTGTTGGTACTGGTATTGCGGGATTTCGCGCTGATCTAGGATTGATTGATGATCCATTCCGCACGCGCGAAGACGCGGATTCTGCGACGATCCGAGATAAAGTCTGGGACTGGTATAAAGCCGATTTCTATCCGCGACTCAAGCCCGGCGCTGTGCAGATTTTAATTATGACTCGCTGGCACCCAGATGATTTGGCGGGCCGGTTATTGCAGGATGAATCTGACGGCGGGCAGAAATGGCACGTGCTGAGTGTGCCCATGGAATGCACGAATACAGATGATCCACTCGACCGAAAAATCGGTGAACGGCTCTGGCCGGAGTGGTTTACAGATGAGATGGTGGAGCAAGCGAAGCGCGATCCCCGTAACTGGTCTGCGCTCTACCAACAATCGCCGATTGTAGACGGTGGGAACATTCTACGCCGCGCTTGGTGGAGAGAATGGACGGGAAAATATCCCCCGGAATGTAGCTATATCCTGCATTCGTGGGATACCGCATTTTCTGAGAAAGATAGCAAAACCAATAGCTATTCAGCGCGCACCAGTTGGGGCGTGTTCCGCGACCACGATGACAAGGCGGCACTTATATTATTGAGCGCCTGGCGGGGCCGGGTAGACTATCCGACGTTGCGCGCTGAAGCACTGCGCGCGTATAAAGAGGATCAGCCAGATTGCGTGCTGATCGAAAAGAAAGCGTCGGGGCAATCTCTTATTCAAGACCTTCGTCGTTCGGGTGTCCCGGTGGCTGAATATCAGCCGGATCGTGATAAAGTAGCTCGTGCTTATGCCGTCCAGGCGATGCTGGAGAGTGGGCAGATTTATTATCCTGATCGGCGCTGGGCAGAGGATGTACTGAGCGAATGCGAGCAGTTTCCAAACGGGGTCACGGCGGATTATGTGGATACCTGCACTCAGGCATGGCTGCGAGTGCGCAATGCCGGATTGTTAATACCGTTGGCATCGCAACCCGCAGTCGAACCCGATATTGACGCGCTATTTCCCCGCCGATCCCACTCTGAGTCCCGCAGTTTTTACGGATAATAACTATGCTTAATACGCCCTATCCCACGACTCCCGATCTGCGCAAAGTCATGGATTTGCTGGAGTCCGGCGCGGATGATGATCTGCTGACCGACGAGGAACAGGCGCTGACCGTAGAGCCGCCGCGCACCGGCGGTTGGACAGAAAATCTTGCAGAGCGACTAGATGAGAACGAGCTGGCTCGTATTGCGACGCTGATTACTGATGGTTATGAGATGGATGAGGAGTCTCGCCAGGACTGGCGGGATCGGGAGAAATTAGGGATTCGGCTGCTGGGTATCAGTGAGAACGCCGACGGGGAACCGGCATTCACGGGCGCCAGCCGTGCCGTGCATCCCGGTTTGATCGAGGCCGTGATTCAGTTCCAGGCGCGAGCAATCGCAGAACTATGGCAACCAGAAGGGCCGTGTAAAACAATCGTTGAGGGTGAAGCGACCACCGAGAAAGATCAGCAATCGAAGCGAGTAATGGATTACGTGAATTGGCTCTACACGACGCGAATGCCCGGCGCGTATCAGCAGCATGATCGCCTACTCTTTCGACTACCGCTGTCTGGTTCTGGATTTAAAAAAGTTTATTTTGATGAATTATCGGGCTGTGTAGTATCGCGTTATGTGTCGGCTGAGGATTTGATTGTGCCCTATGGTGCAACCGATCTAGTAACCACGCCGCGCATCACGCAACTACTGAAATTGACTGGCTACGATATTAAACGGCTCATGGATGCCGGCGTCTATCGAGACACGGATTTATCCGATCCGACCGATGACTATGCGGCTAATTTGGATGATGCGCTGCAAGAAGAGTTAGATGCTGTCACTAGCTCAAAACCGAGTTCGCGCAATGCCGATCAATCCGACCGTTACGTTATTTTAGAGCAGTCGGTTATTTTGGATATTGATGGAGAGCCGCCGCGTAGTCCATACCTGGTTTCGATGGATCGGGAGAGCGAGACGATCCTGGCGATTTACCGAGATTGGCGTGAAGCGGATCAGCGGCGATTACGCATTGAGCGGTTTGTGCATTATCCATTTTTGCCGGGATTGGATGGGTTTTATTGCCTTGGATTGCTACATGTCGTTGGGCGATTGGCTGAGTCGTTGAGCGGTAATCTGCGGGCGTTGCTCGATTCGGCATTGCTAGCAAATCTGCGCGGGGGATTCCGCAGCGCAGACGTGAGACTGCCCGGCGCCAAATCTAGCGCTGAGGGATTGACGATTACGCCGGGAGAATGGCTACCAGTCGATGCAACGGCGGAAGAACTCCAAAAACTATTCGTACAGATTCCATATGGTGAGCCATCGCAGACGCTATTCAATCTGCTGCAATATCTCGATCAGTTGATTCGCCGCGTATCTGGAACCACGGAAGACTTGGTTGGCGAGAATACCAAGAGCGTTCCGGTGGGTACTACACTAGCGCGCATCGAGCAAGGGCTGAAAGTACAAACGGCAATTCAGATGCGCCTGCATCGCGCTCAGCAAAAAGAATTGCAACTGGTTGTTGAGCGAGTTGCCGAACACGGCCCGGATGCTAACTATTGCCGCGACGTACTAGGCACAACTCCAGATATTTTTGCAGCGGATTTTGACAGTCGAATTGATATTCGCCCGGTGTCTGATCCCAATGCGGTCAGCGGTACGCAGCGACTGGTGATCGCCCAGGCGATGGTAGAAATGGCGAATCAGAACCCGGATTTGTTTGATCGGCGTGAGGTTTATCGGCGGTTACTCGAAACCATGCGCGTTCCCGAAGTGGATGCGCTGATGCCAGAGAAAAATTCCGCGCCGCGCATGGGGCCAGTCGAAGAAAATATGGCGCTGGTGACGATGCAACCGGTACGCGCCCTACCCGATCAGGATCATACCGCCCATACAGTAGTCCATCAAACATGGTTGGCTGGGTTGGATAAAGCCACGCTCCAGCGGGTACAGGCCGCCGCGATTGCGCATATCGCGGAGCATCAGGCATGGCAATATCATCTCATGATGCAGCAGGCTATGGGAATGCAACTACCCGCTACGCCTATGGGACAGCCCGCGCAACTCGATCCACAACAAGAAAATATGCTGGCGATGATGGCGGCGCAAGCGGCTCAACTCATGGCTAGCCAGCAGCAGCCGGCGGTTGATCCGGCGACGGTTCATGCCGCCGCAAAAGCCGAATCCGAGCAAGCCAAGGCCGCCGCTGAGATTCGACGCAAAGACGCTATTGCTGCGGCAACCGTGGCCCGCGACGATGCCCAGTCGATTGCCAAGATGCGGCGGGGAGTGGCGGAAGAGGAAGCGCGGCTAATTGGGAAATACATGAGTGAGGCGGGCAAGCGGGGATTGGAGCAGGAACCGACTGAGAGCGAAATGTCATGATCGCCGATTTTCGTAACGCGCTCCGCGCCAACCTGACCCGCGCTATCCAGCAGGTCCAGGACGCAACCGGGTCTGGTGCGGCTGGCGACTGGGCAGATTATCGCTATCGGGTGGGCGTGGTAACGGGATTGCGTCGCGCAATGGCCGAAGCGGAAGAGTTATATCTAAAATTTATGAACGACGAAGAGGGTTAAACGTGGGAGTTGCGACCGTTTTAACGCCCGCTGCCTGGGCGGCCATTGGTAACGATTTAATGAATGCGGATATTCCAGAACCTACGGGCTGGCGGATGTTGGTCAAGCCCTATGAGGTAGAGACCAAAACCGCGTCTGGTTTGATTCTGGTCGAGGAATCCAAACAGTACGCTGATGTAGCCTCGTTCATTGGTCAAGTGGTACGGATGGGACCGGATTGTTATCGCGGGGATAAATTCATGGAACCGTGGTGTCAAATCGGCGACTGGGTATTGTTTGCCCGGCATGTCGGCCAGGCGATTGAGGTTAAACAGAGCGACGGCAGTGTTGTAAAATATCGCATGATTAACGACGACGATGTACGAGCCAGGGTGGAAGACCCCTCGCGGATTCGGATGTATCTTTAACCATGAGCGAAATTCGGCCCCATGCCGTGAGAGTCTTTCAGGCTCCTATACTCATGGTCTTTTTGAACAACATAGGGCAATCCTGTGGCTAAAGACATTGAAGTAGATGATGATCTCGATCTTGATTTAGAGATCGAGGATGAATTGCCGGGAGGCAACTCTAAAGAAGACCCAGCGGATACCGAAGCAATGGAACCACTGGAAGCTGAAACCGATTCTGCTAAAGACTGGGCTGAGGATAATGAGGACGCCAACTACGGCGCTCGTGTCCGCAAGCGGATTGATAAAGAGGTCTGGCGGCGGAAATCGGCGGAAGAAGCCACTGCGCGGATGCGCGCAGAACTCAATGCGTTGCGCGCGGACGTAGAGCAGATTCAATCGCGTCATTCCGTCGTTGAGTCCCAGGCGATGGAGGGACAATGGCGCGAACAAATGCTGTCAGCGCAAAAGCGATTAAAAGAGGCGAAAGAAACTGGCGACATTGACGCGGAGTTGACGGCATCCGATGAATATGCAGATGCGAGAACTCGTTTACGAGCAGCGGAAGCGTATCGCCAGCAACAGCAGCAGCAGCAGCAACCGCAGCCGCAAACATCGCGCCCATCAGCGGGCGCGGTGGATTTACCCGCAGGCACGCAAGCCTGGTTGAGTAAAAACAGTTGGTTTCAGTCCGGTGCCCATCCGCGCGCCGCGCGGTTGGCGACTGAATTAGACGCGGAGTTGCAGGATGATGGGTATTCTCCCCATGATCCCGCAATGTATGCCGAGTTGAATCGACGCCTAAAAGCGGCAATGCCAAAGATCGCTCCGGTGATTGGTGATATTGGTGGTCAGCGTCAGCCTGGTCCGCCTACCGGAGCTAGCAGTGCGGATGGGCATTCACCAGCGCCAGCCAAAAAGCGCAAGATCAGCACGGCTGATTTAGCGGAAATGCAGGAATATGGGTTGAATCCCCACAGCGTAGAGGATCGGAAAGTATGGCTACGGGCACATCAGTAATACCGCCGTCGTCTACGGTGATGTCGTCAGCGAAAGACGCCAGCGACCGGTTGGGCCGCGAACAAACCAGTCGGGCGGCGCAAGAGTTGGAACGGGAGTGGGATAGTAACGACTGGGTAAACCAACAGTTCACCAGCGCCCCGCCGCCGCTAGAGGGCTTCGAGCAGCGTTGGGTACGGGTTCGCATGAGCGGCCAGGATGACATCCAAAACTACCTAAAACGGATGAAACAGGGCTGGAAGCCGCGCCCGGCGGATACGTTGCCTAAATCCTATGAAAGCCTCCGGCAGAAAATGAAGCAGGACGTATACGGCGATCAGGGCGACGTCATCGGCAATCAGGATTGCGTGCTGATGCACCGGCCTATTCGCGTCGGCGATTTGATACGAGCCAAATTACGCGAGCAGACCGTTCGCCTGAGCGCCAGCATTCGGGATTTTGTCCGTGGCAATTTGCCGCGTCAGCCGGGTACGGTTGGCGGTAGTGTGGAAGAATTGAACATAAGAACCAGCAATCGCCCAGCGCGGTTTGCCGGTGACTAATTTCTTTAATATGATCGCTGAAAAGCGAACGGGAGTTTAACGATGGCTAATGCCAATGCTCCGCGTGGATTGATTCCATTGCGGCACAAAACCGGCTCAACAATCGGGGTCAACGAGTACACGATTGCTTCGGGCTATTCTACGTCGTTGTATCGGGGTGATCCGCTCATTTTGAGCGGAACGTCCACCAATGTGAATATCGCGGTCGGCACGGCGGGTACTCCGTCCGTCGCCGGCATTGGCGTATTCGCTGGTTGCACCTGGACCGATAGCGCCGGCAAGTTTCATTTTTCGAGATATTGGCCGGCTTCCACCGTCGCCTCAGACGCGAAAGCCCTGGTCTGGGATGATCCCAATATCATCTTCGAGGCGCAGTCATTGACCTTCGCGCTGAACGATAGCGGTGCTCTGGTGGATTTCACTTATGCAGCGGGTTCCACTAAAACTGGCTATAGTGGCTGCTTCCTGGATAGTACCACTGGAACCGCCGATAAGACGTTCCGACTGCTACGGCTGATTGACCGGCCCTATAACGAGGTCGGCTCATATGCCAAGGTGGAATGTATGTATGTTGAACATGCCATGCTGAGCGTCATTGCCGGCACGGGAGGTGTGTGATGGCGATGATGCGAGCCAGTTTTCCTAAAAGCCTGGAAGCGGGGCTAAATGCAGTGTGGATGGCAGCGGAGAAGGATTATCCGTCTGAGTATCCGCAGATTTTCGAGATGAAAACCGCGAGTAAGGCGGTGGAAGAGCAAGTGCTACGCGGCGGATTCGGCGCGGCGCCGATCAAGCCGGAAGGCGCGACCATCGCGGAAGATGAGGGTGCGGAAGGGTGGAGTACGTCCTATGTGATGACGACTGTTGCTCTGAAGTTTGCTCTCACTCAGGAAGCCCTTGAGGACAACCTGTATAAGGATTTGGGTGCGCAATACACCAAGGAATTGTTACGGGCGATGATGGAGACTGAGGAAATTATGGCGGCCAATGTGCTGAATAACAGCACGGCAACCAACCTCGGCGACGGCGTTCCGCTGTTATCGACAGCGCATCCACTGTTGTTCGGTGGAACGACTAGTAACAAACTGGCAACCCCAGCGGATTTTAGCGAATCCTCGCTGGAAGACTTGCTGATCCAGATTCGGAACTGCGTGAACGACCGAAATTTGCCATGCCCGGTCAATCCCAAAAAGCTGATCGTCGGCAATAGCAACTATTTCCAGGCGGTTCGGATTCTGCGGTCGGTACAACGGGTCGGAACTCCCGACAACGATATTAACGCTGTACGGGCCGTGGGCATCTTCGGTAATGATCCGGTGACGCTGCGGCGGCTGACCGATACCGATGCGTGGTATATCCAGACCGATGCGCCCTACGGCTTACAGTTCTTCACCCGCAAAGCTCTGTCACGCGGTGGGCAAGAAGACTTCAATACCGGCAACTGGGAATACAAAGCCCGCAAGCGGTTTCAGTGCGGGGTGAGTAATTGGCGAAATATATGGGGGTCTGAAGGCGCTTGAGCATAACCATGGCCCTACCTTCGAGCAGGGCCATAACAATGTTGCGCTGATATAGTTCAACGGTAGAACAACAAGCTTGTACCTTGTAAATGTTGGTTCGACTCCTGCTATCAGCTTAATTAGATTATGGGAAAGATAATCGAATTTAATGGAGTTACTAAACTAGATTTGCCGCCAGACAGGATTCTATCGGCGGCAACAGGGAAGCTTAACTCAGTTATTGTCATCGGTTATGATCGGGATGATCTTGAATTTTTTGCAACCAGTATTGCCGATGGCGGAGAGGTTCTTTGGTTGTTGGAGCGATGCAAATTAGCATTGCTGAATTAATAAGTAAGTAGTTCTCTGTCATTCACTGATGCCCAAATTTGGGTGGAGATCGCCGCGAGGCGAACGGGAGCTTTAAGATGGCTAAGATGCACATTAGCAGCGCCGACCAACTCTATTATGGTGGCGGCTATGATTCCGTGGTATTCGGAACTAACCAGCGCCGGGGTGTCCCGGTTCACCTGCCAACGCGGGTAAACTTGGGTTCGCCCATTGCGCCCGATACCAATGCGCTGATCGTGGGTTGTACGTCCACGAATATGCCTAACAACAGCACAAAAACCTATTCAGCGGCCACGACTGGAGTAGCGGCGCCCTGCAACGATGCCGGTGTGCCGACAATCACCACCATCACCACTAGTACCGGCACGACTGCAACGGTTTGGCCGCTGGACGTACCGCGCAATATCACGACCACCAGCTCATCGGCGGCGGCGGATACCGTATTCACTATCACCGGTTACGATTTCTGGAAGGTTAAAATGGTGGAAAACATCACCATCGCTTCCGGGCAAAGCGCAACCGCTGGTAAGAAGGCGTTCGCCTACATCGAATCTATGGCGATTTATTCGGCTGGCGATGTCACCTCGGATACGGCCACCGTGGGATTCGGCGACGTGTTGGGGTTGCCCTACGTGCTGGCGAACAAGGGCGACCTCATTTCCGCCGTTTTCAACGGCGTCCCCGAATCGGTAGCTACCCTGACGGCGGCGGTCGCAACCGATCCAGCTACCGCCGTGACGGGCGACGTGCGCGGCACGGTGGACATGACCTCAGCGAGCAACGGTTCGCCGATCATCGTCTGGATGTATGTGGCTGATCCCAGCACCGCTACCGGATTACGCGGTATCGCCCAGTACGGAGGATGATCCATGCGTGACCTCATCAGCTACGTGGCTGCCCCAACATCGCTCGACGCTGATGGGGTCTGTCAGGCGCAAACGACCGCAGGGGCTGGCGACCTCACCATCAACGGGGCATTGGCATCCGGTGGTGTCGCCACCTTCGGCGAGCAACAGCGGGTCACGCTATACAGCGCGGCGGATTTGCGGGCGCTGACCTTCACGGTTTACGGTACTACCAGGGTGGGTGACTCCATTTCGGAGGCCATTACAGGCCCAAACGCCGGTACTGTGACCACGACCGCTAATTTCAAAACGGTAACGCAAGTCGCAGTAAGTGGCGCAGTCGGTACGAACGTTACGGTGGGTAATAGCAACGCTCTGGAAACGGCTTGGGTGGCATTGGATTACGAGCGCCCCGTTAAAGGAATTTCCGTCCAGCTATCGACTGGAGCCAGCTTAACCTACGAAGTGCAGTATGGCGCGGCTAAGAGGACCAACAGCGTCGCGGAGACCGATATTCTGGCGCTGGCCGATGGCACGCTGACCGCCAAGACCGCGAACGCTGGTATTGTGGCTACCATTCCATTTCCGCTGATCCGGCTCAAGATCACCTCGTTTGTATCGGGTACAGCCACTCTGCGGATAGCGGAGTCGCCAGCATGATTGGGATTCTCTACAACAGCCTGATTCATTATTTTGGGCTATCCAAAACCGTTCCAGGCGCTGGCGTGGCGCTGACGGCGGACAATACCAATTTTTCGGCGGATTCTACTGCAATGACCGCTGATGCGACGGTGACTCCCTAATGGCTAAACAAGCAATTAATATCGGCACCCTAGCCAATGACGGCACGGGCGATACGCTACGGGCAGCACTCGACAAGTGCAACGATAATTTCGACGAGCTTTATGCTCTGACGGACGGCTCCGGCGCGGCTTCGGTTTTGACGCTGGCGGCGGGTACGGCGACTCTCGGCGATACCACCATCTCGGACGCTACTCCGGTCCTGATTTTTAAGGACAGCAGTTGTACGGATTCCGATAACAATGCTACGGTTACGGTGAATGCAACGGCAACTGGAACCAATGCCGAAAACATTGATGTGATTTTTGCTAGTCAGGTGGGCGGTGCAGCCACGACGTTCCTGAATGCAGATGCGGATGGGGAGATTACCCTAGGCGATGCGTCGCGCGGAATTGTTCTGAGTGGAGCAGTTACGGCTGGCGATATTACGATTTCCAATGCCACTCCCGTTCTGCAATTCAAGGACTCCAGTTGCGCAGTAGCGGACGTCAACGCCTATATCGAGGTAGTGGCGACAGATACGGGAGACGGGACTGAAGACGCTGACGTTTATATCTATCAACAAGTCAATGGGTCGCCATTTGCCTGTTTCTACGCCAATGCAGATGGGCCGGTAGTGATTGGCTATAACGGCCAACCGACGATTATGAGTAATGCGTCACGGGTGCAAAGCACGGCTCCCGTTTTTAAACTCATTGATACTGATGCGGTTGATGGGGATGAAGGTGTTTCGTTCTCAGCGGCGGCCACTACTGTTACTGCGGGCGCAGAGGATGTTGACTTTACCATTTCTCAGCAGGTGGGCGGGTCGCCGGTTACGTTTCTGAACGCTGATGCGGATAGCATCATCACCATTGGCGATGGAACGCGCAAGGTTTACCTGCCTAAACTAACTGCGTTAGTTCCAGTCATTCCTAATACAGCTACAGCAACACCGGCTGTAAACGACTCAGGGACGGTATATACCAATGAAGGTGATGGTGACGGTTCTATTGTTATTCTGCCAACTGCGCAAGCTGGCTTGCAATTTACGATTTATGTTCAGGTAGCCCAAACCATCACGGTAACAGCCAATACTGCTGATACGATTCGCGTAGGCAGTAGTGTAACGGCGGCGGCGGGAAGCATTACCTGTGCCACGGCCGGAAGTTCGGTTACTCTGGCGGCTATCAATGCTACAGAATGGGTAGCGACGGCCTCAGTAGGAACGTGGAGCTTCTAAGATGAGCCTGTACCTGCTGGACCTAATCGAATCTTGCCGCGAGCGATTGGATGATAAGGGTGGAGATACCGGGACGGTCCCAGCAGGGTACTATGCCTATTGGCAATATACCGATACGGGTTGTCTATGGAAGAACAAGGAGATTGTTCGCTATCTGAAACGCGCTTTGCGCGACCTTGCCGTGCGGGCGCCAATTCAGGAAGAAGGTATTACCGCCGACATTCTCAACGAACAATGCCGGCTGAGTGTGGTCGCCAACAATCCCGAAGTGGAAATACCTGGCTCTATCCAAACCATCGAGCAGGTTCGCTTGGTCTCTTCTGGACAGTTGTTGCCACGTACTACCAGCGCCCGGTTGGATGCCGAATTTGGCTCCTATGATTGGGCGAGCGAAACCGGAACTCCAGACCGCTATTTGGAACCACGCGCCGGTTACCTCCGCCTATATCCCATTCCCACTACAGCCGACGAAATTCGTTTGATTGTGCGGCGCGGCTTTTTTACGGATTTCGAGTGGAGTCATGTCAGTTCCGGGACAACGCTCTACCGATATGAACTAAGCGATATTCCTGATGACTGGGAGGAGTCGATTGTCTGTGCTGTTTGCCGATATGCCTATCTCAAGCGCGATGCCGATACGTTTAACCTGCAACTCTCGCAAGAGTACGAACGCCAGCTTTCGCAACTGATTGGTCCACCCGTGAGCCAGCGCCAGAAAGAAGCCCGCCGAGCGAATGCCAATCTGGCAATTTCGATTCGCGGACATCGCTATAACCAACCGGCTTCCGCCGTGAATGAGGATGAGGATTGGCCATGAAGAAAAATGCGCGACAGTATCCCCAGGGTGGCGCTGTGCGTGGCCCCGGCACCTCGACTAGCGATAGCATCCTGGCCCGCGTTTCCAACGGAGAATATGTGCTGCCCAAGCGGGCGGTGGATTTGGTGGGAATGCGTAACCTGGAGGCCATTCGACGCGCAGCCCTGGCGGCGGCGCCCCGGATGCGACGTGGCGGACCCGTGTCGACGCTGGCGGATAAAGCGGCACAGGCTATCGTCAATCATCCAGGGGCGGTAAAAAATACGGTTGTCGGCAATGTGCTGGACAGCGCGCTAGGGATTGGGACCGGGGCGGGCGGTTTTGTGACGGGCATGACCCGCTCCGCGCCAGCGCGTGCGACCGTTAATGATGTTACCCAAACTCAGGAATATCAGCGAGCACAAGACGCTATCCGCCAGGGTCGCGGAAATCAACCGACCCCTGGTCTGCTTGGGCTAAAGGGCGTACTGGCCGGCCCATCGCCCGTAGAAACAGCGCGAGAGATGGAGCAGCGGCAGGCGATATACGACGAACAGTACCGGCAGATGACCGGCCAACCGTCACCCACTGAGCAACGGATGTTGCAAGAAATGAATCGCGCCAGCGGGAAAGGATATAAAGATGGTGGGCTGATTGGGCAAGCCCAGTGGGAGCAGTTGCCAAGGTTTATGGATGGCGGTTTGTCGCTAGTTCCATTCGATAATGAAGGCTATCGACAATGGCAATCTGCACAACAAGCTGCACAACAAGCTCGTGAAGCCGCAATCCCAATGCAATCTCGTTTGCCCTTGCGTGGCGGTTCGCCGACTACTGGGATTGAACCTCCATCGCTAACTCCTCAATCACAGATACCTGCAATTCCAAGAGGCGGATTGAGTACTACCCCTCCACTGTCTGGGGTTATGCCATCTATTCAACCAGAACTTCCTAATTTTCCCAGTGGCCCTGCGTCAAAGGCTCCAATTCCTTTTGAGATTAAACCAACAACGCAAACAAAACTTGGATTAGAACCAAAAGGATTGCCCCTCCCTAAAGAAGTTCCTTATGTTTCCCCAAAACCGACTGGATTATCTCTAGCGCCTGAAAATGTAATAGATTACCGACCACCTAACATTCAGGCTCCACAAAAGCTTCCTGTTAATGTATCTGCTGCAAATACTCCAGCGCAATTAGCTGCATTAAAACAGCAAGCAGAAGCAATGGCGACAAAATTAAACATTACTCCACAAGAAGCAATGCAAAAAATAACGTCCATGAGTCTTGAACCAATCGAGACGACGGGCTGGAATACTCCGGTATCCAAAAATACAGGAAAAATAACGCCACTATCTAATTTTGGTACAGGGGTAGCTGGTGGGCTAGGTCTAGGATTAGCCAGTGAAAATCTAGCTCCTGCTACAGGGATGCTAATAAACATTGCTTCTAATTATTTCAGAACTCCATTAGGATTAATGGATGCAGCAAAATTAGGCTATGAGCAAGCAAAATATGATGAAATGACCAGCGAAGGTCGCGCACAATATTATCCAACAGGAAGGCCATCTTATCAGCAAAAATCTGCTCAATCAGAACCAAAATTTACTTTTAGAGGAAGCGTTCCAGAATCTTCAGCAACTGACTACGTTCCGCTTGATAGCGCTGAATCCTATTTTTGGAATCGCCTGGAAACCGCACCCGCACCCGTACCTAATCAAACTACCACAGGTATAATAAAGCCATCGCCGAACATGATGGCTGGCAAGCAGTATTCCCCACCTGCTGCGCCGTCATTCGCTGGTCAAGGTGATTCGCTAGCGAACCGATTGCCAAATGTCGGCGGATTATCCAGCTATTCTCCGCCGCAAGGCCAGGCTACCCCATCCATACCGACGACACCTGGCCCTGGTTCGGGTGGATACGAAAACCGTGGGGGATTCTATCGCAAAGTTGAACCTGCCCCCGGATTCGGCCCGACCAATCCCAACCGTGTGCCAGGCCCAGGCCAAACGGCGGGCACGACGACCTACACCATTCCTGGCGTATCGGCGATGGGTGGTGGCGCTCCCGGAACAGCGACGTTCCAGGGCTTGCCAAAAGCGGGCGGTTCGCTGGGTTATGTCGGCACGCCAGAAACAGCGAACATGACTCAGGATGAAGCCACAGCTTACAACGTCGCCAATCTCAACCGTCAATATGAAGCCCTAAAATCGCGCAACGAAGCCTATGGGATGGGAAGCAGCAATGCGCAGACACAAGCTGATAGCATGGACAATGCCGAACTGATGCGCCTGAGTAATCCTTTCTACGCGCCCGGACAGGGGTTTGGTGATGAAGAAATGGCCCGTGGCCGTTTTATGCGCGATCTCCCCCAAGGGAAAGGCCGGCGCGCGGTCCAGGCGCGTAATGAGGCGGTAAAGGGGCTAGGTGATATTCAGCAGGGCCGGATGCTAGGATTATTGGGATTGGCGCAAACTCAGCAGCGCGGACAGGAAGCCGGAATGGAAGCGGCCAATCAGCGCGCGGCAGCCCAGCAACGGGCCAATCAGTGGCTGATGGAGTACCAGCAACGCCAAAGCGGACAGGATTTTTCCCAGCAACAAGCGTTAGCCAAACAGCCTTATGAGTTAGCAAAATTGGGCCAAGAGGCGAAATCGGCTCCGATAACAAGCAATCAACTTCAAGCGGATATACAAAATCAGCTACTTAAAGCTAACTACGCAATAAGTAAAGCTCAAAATCCACAAGACCGCGCTAATGCCGAAGCGGCATATCAACAATTATTAGGGGCATTTCAACAGATTTTCCCTCAAAAATCCGCCCAATCTACCCCGGATGAATTGATGGCGGAAATTCAAAAAAAGCTTATTTCCTCTAAGTAAACGGATTACAGACATGGCTAATTGGTGGGATGATCCGCGATATGCCGCGCCCGCGCGCTCAAAACCAACTGGATTGGCGGCGCTGAATCCACCACCATCGCCTGTTGAGTTGACCGCGCCAAGACCAGTATTCGAGCCACAGACGACTGAAGAACTGGATCAATACTATGCCGGACTGCCCCAAGTGCCAGTGCCAGCCCCAGCGCCAGAACCCGCTCCCCCACCGCGCGGGGTTTTCGGTCGCGCGCTCGATACTGCCTCCGGGTTAACCGCCGGGGCTGTCCAGGGATTAGCGGGGATCGGCCCTGCGTTCTATACCCTGGCCGATGTAGCGACGGGCGGCTATTTGGACAAGGGACGGCGCCGTGCTCAAGCGGGTTTGATGAATTCCCTGGCGGACATGACTGGGGATGAAAATCTACGTACTCGCTATGAAGATGTCACTCCATTTGCCGTTGGTGCGCAACAAGCCAGTGAGGCACTATCGGCTCCGCTCAAAACAGAGGGGTTGAAGCAACAGGAAGCACGGCTGAAAGGGCGTCCGTTGGATTGGAGTTATGTCAAGGACGTACTGACCACTCCAGAATTATTAGGGAGCATGGCCGGCCAGTCATTGCCTTACATGTTGCCCATTATGGCCCCAGCTCGTGCCGCGCAAACCGCTGCTTTAGCGCGCGGCATGGCGCCGGCTGCGGCGACTAAGGTCGGCGAGCGGATAGCAATCGGCATGAATCTACCCGTATCAGGGGGTACGTCCGCTCTCGGTATCCAGCAGCAGATTTATCAAATGCCGGACGCGCAATTCGCCCAGGAATTCCCCGGCATGACCAGAGACGAGGCGGCACAATCGGCGGGAGCGAAGACAGCGGCGATTTCTGGCGGTCTCGGTTTGGGCGCGTCCATGTTGATGAAAGGGGGCGCAGAAGGGGCGCTATTGCGGGCTTTAGGCGGTCAGGGAAGCGCGCAATCCGTATCACGTGCTTTATTGCATGGCGCAACGAGTGAAGCGGGCGAAGAATTCCTGCAATCGGGCGGCGAGCAGTTGGGCGAGAATGTCGGCTTGCGGCAACCACTATTGGCGGGCGTTCCTCAATCGGCGGTATTGGGTGCCGCTTTAGGTGCTATAACCGGTGGGGTCTTTGGCGCGGGCGGGACTTTCCTGGAGCAGGGAGCGCGCAATACCCAAACTGAACGACAACTCGCCAATCTGGAGCAGTTCCGCGCGTCCCTACCGACCGCGACCGAAGACGATCTTGCCAGCACGCTGATCGCGCTGGCTCGACTGGAGCAGGGCGGACAACTGTCGCCAGCGATCCAACAGCGCCTCGCTGACGCGCAGGCCGAGATTGGCGTGGAGTTGATGCGGCGTGAACAGAGTGTAACCGCGCCGACCGCTGAACCGACTGAAACCGGCCAGACGGCTGAACAACCCATCGCCCCGGAATTCACGCGGGAACGCCTGCATGAGCTAGCTATTTCAGCCGAAGCACAAAACCGCCAGCGCATTATTCAAGAACAGGAAGCGGCGTTACGCGCTCGTACCAATGAAGAGGCGCAACAGCGCCGTACTCAAGGGCTGCCAACCCCGCTAACTCAACCTGCCCCGCCATCTCCTACCCAGCAAAAGACGCAATCCTTACTGGATGCGGCGGGTATTGTGCCACCCGACTATAACCCGCTGGTGGGTAACCGACTTACCGCACCGTTGGGCCAGCTAGGCGGATTGGGCGGTCTGACGCTGGGACAACCACGGCCACCCGCGACCAGCGAGCTAGCCCGTTTGCTGGGGCCGGCGCCCGTCCCGCAACCACCCGCGCCACCCGCGCCGCCGCTGCCACAAACTGATCTGATGAATCGCCCCGCCAATCTGGGTGCGATACCGTCAGCCCCATTCGCTGCCGCCGGAGCACTACCCAATGCCAAAAATGTACGAATCAATCAGGGACTCCCTGGCCCAGGGAGCCAAGAAGGACAGCCCGAAGTACAACCAGTCGCAGAGCCGAGCGGCGGCAATTTTTATCGCGTCCAGCCAGAATCGGAGCAAGGCAGCGAAGCAGCTTCAAAAACACAAGAAAAAATAAATGATTGGCTAAAAGGAGATGGTTCCTACCTTCCGCGCCTCATACAGCGCACCCTTGGTAATTCCGATCCTCTTGGCAACGCTTGGAGCCTTGAGGCCGGAAGCAAACAGGGAGTTAGCCAACAAGACATCCCACTTGAGAGCAGGCTTAATTCTCCTTCTTTCCCAATCGACAATGCCAACCGATTTAAGACGACGCCTAATGGTATCAGTGCTGCAATCGAGTTTGCTGGCTATTTGTCCGGTACTCAAACCATCAGCAAAGAGTTTTTGAATAATCTCGATGCTAATAGGTTTGATGTGGTGAAGTCGAGTGTGTTCTCTTCTTTGCATAATGACCAAGTTTTCGATTCTGTTATCCAGTCCATCCCCGTTGATGTGGTGAATACACTCACCGGGGTTAAGTGGTCTACCAAGGATTTTCTCAGCAATAAGGATGTGCTCAAGAGTAGAGTAATTTCTGCGATGGCAGAAAATGCTCCGATAGGGAAGCCGGTAATTGATTTTATCTACTCTGTATTTTCCTCTGGAAAAATCGGCGACGCATTTGCGAGAGCAAAATTTCCTATATCTTCCTCTATCGTCAGGTTGGGAGAGTCCAATACCGCAACTGGGGCAAATACTAATAAAAAAGGGACGATCTATCAAAATGAATCTCCTATTGATGAAACCGTTAATAATATAGCACAAAGCAAAGCAGCAAACAAGCCGGGACAAAACGCCCAAGGCGCGCAGCCAGCGGGCCAATTCGCTCAAGGAGAAATAACTCCATCAGTAGCGGCATCTCCCGCCGACCGCTGGAATGCTGCCGATCAGGCCACGCGCGAACAGTGGATTAGGAACACTGGAACGTCGGTAGACTTTGCTCAACGTAAAGCCGCTGAATGGGGTTCTTTTGACCAAATCCCTGAAGGCAGCGCCAAGCGATCTTTGACGGCGCTGTTAAGCCAATCGCCCGCGCAAGCGCCCACTCAAGCGCCCGTCCCCCCAATTCCTCCGGTGCAGAACGAGCCTTGGCAGCGGCGGATAACTGATTATGAGAACGGCGCACTATTAGAAGCGGACTTGTATGACGGACTTCCGACCAAGGGTTACGAGGGCGGCACGGTCGCTGTAAAACGGAACGAGGATGGGACGTACAGCGTCGCCATTCGGAACACGGCAGGGCGAGAAATCCCGCAAGCCACTAACGTGGACCCAAAGGTTGCGAGAACAGCGGCGTGGCGAGCCTATGGGGGAAACCCTATCCAAGATGGCGCGGTAGCGACTGCGCAGATTATCAACAACCACCGGCGGTCAGTGGCTAAAGCTCTTTCAGAAGGGAAGACCGTCCCTTCTGAAGTCTTGGCCGACTATCCAGACTTGCAGAAGGTGGAACAGACCCCCGCACCCATTCCTACCACCCCACCGGAGAACCGCAATGCCCAAGAAAGGCAAGCCGAAGCCGCGCCCCTGCTGAATCAGGGTCAGCCGCCCGCCAGTACGGGGGCGGCTTTACGTGGAACGGTGCAGAACCGCAACGCCGCCGCGCAGTCGCGCAAGACCATTGAGA